TTTACATTAGATAAAGACTCTGCTTGATCGTAAAGAGCTTTATAGTTGTGATCATTTTGATCAAAAAAATCTTTGCCGTATACCTCGCATGAAGAATAAACATCTAACGTAATCAAAGGGTTTTTAATTAACTGCATGGCACCTAATAATACACTCAGTCCTCTCCAAGGGGTATTTTGATGTATGATTTTTATAGGTTGTCCTTGTTTATAATGGGGAGATTGTTTTATTTTCTCAACTCCGTTTTTAATAACTACACATTTTTCAGTTGGAATACCAAACATCATTCTAAATTTTTCATAATTCCAATGAGAATTAAAAACATACCAATCATATTTATGGTGGTTGGCTTTATCCTTAAACCAAGGATATAGGTTGGGTTGATCGTAAGAATTTTTTTGCCAAAGTATGTTAAGTTTATTTGGATCTAAAGGTACCTTACCTGGCACACTAGTGCATATTTGTACTTGATCTAATAAATTTTTATCTACGTATTGATGTAAAAAACCGAGTTGTAATTCAGTTCCGCCTTTAGGGCTTTGGTTTCTTATTATCATTCATAACTTTCTGGAAAACATCCAATCCTTTCGGTGAGACTTGAACCGTAACATCTGTTACAATATCAGGACCCTCTACTTTCTCTTTAGACGTTTCGCCTGTTTTTGTATTTCTATAAATTGTTATAGTTGTACAATCAATTTTATAAGGATCAGCTTCTCCATGAGTGTGAGGAACATCTCCTCCTTCATGAGAATGCGTAACCCCATTATCATGAGTATGTTCTATTTTATTATCCGTTTTCATTCTCTCTGTTTATTAAAGCATAACTTATGGCACCTTGTATTTTATTACTGCCTGTTGCTGCTTGTACTGTTATAGCATCACCCGCTTCTAAATTCAAGCCTTGAGGTGAAGCATTTACTTGCGATTTAGCCGCTACATCATCTCTAAAAAATTCATATTCAGTGCTTGAATCTGACGAGTCAACTAAATTCATCTGTACCGTAATGGCTGATGATGAATCATTATTTGCACAATATATACTTTTGACTATGATCGCTCCATCACTAGGGCAAGTAAGCACTGTAGCTTTGTTTACATCCGCTTGTTTAAAACCTTGATTTTTATATTGTATTGTCATGATAAAAAGTAATTAAAAGCTTCTTGTTGATTTTTTAAATCCTCTTGAAAAGAAAAATTAAGTTGTTGTTTCATAGTTGTTACGGATTCAATAATTTGACGTTGGTTTTCTACATCATATTCTTGTTTAGGTTCAGGTATATAATTAGTTAGTTTAGCCATTACGCTCTTTTTTTATCTACACCTTTTATCTTTTTTTTATTTTTAGAAGCATAAAAAACAGCCTCACCTTTTTTCTTACCGTATTGCTTTTTCATAGATTTCATTATCTTTTTACCTTTTGTAGTTAGTGGCATATTATCTCCTTCCGTCTGGTTGTGCGTCGAGTCTAAAACTACCATAACGCCAAGTTTCACCTACAGCATCGTTTTCTATTTTAACTGATAGTAATCTTCCTCTTGCTCTAGTGTCCACTTTATCAGTAGTGCTGGTTATTGTAAAGGGACCTAAAGGTGAGCTCGTTTGAGTATCTGTAGGAAAATCAGAAATAAATAAAGTTACTTTAGAATTACCTACTAAAAATTTATAGTCTGGCATAAATCTTCTCATAGACATAAATAGTTCGCCATCGTCTATATCAAAATCTCCAGATCTAATAAAAGCATTTATTGAAGTTGTTCCTGAGCTATTGACTTGATCATTGCCTACCTCGTGAGCATAATAAATACTAGCTCCATATTTATTTGTAATTCCTAAAATATCAGGAAAAACAGGAGTGGTTGTAGACTCATAATCTGTAGCATAAGGTTTATTAAACACACCTTGGTCTTGATACGTAGTTCTATCAAGTGAAGATGTAGTCCAAACATTTTCTTGATAGTTATAAGTTACACATCGGTCAATTTGATCCGATCCTGATTTAGGATAAAACCAATTTACTTCTGTATATAAAGAATTAGAAGCTGAAAAAATAACATCAGCAGAATCGAAATTAAGACCTAGATCTCCATTTTGTACAGTAAAGACAAAATCTTCAACCAAACATGGAAGAGCTTTGACAGTACCATCATACATATAAAATCCACCTTCGTTAGACATCCAATAAACAGCTCCGTTTACATAAGAAGCTGCATGCTGACCAATACATCCACAGTTTGTCCCTACCTGTCTAACACTAAATGTAAATGGTGGACCAACAAATTGAATAACGTAAGCTGCGTTATCTGTTATAACAAAAACATAATCCTTACCTTGAAGAGCTGCTCTTATTTCATTACCCGTATCTAATCTAAATGTACCGGCAGTATTAGTGGCAGTTGGTGCATAAGTGTTTAAATCTTCTTGATTAGAAAATCTCACAAACATCGGATCTTGTGTGGTTATATCACCAATCGTTGTTTCAGTTCCAAAATGAAATAAATGTCTGTCTCTGTCAGATACTAGTGTAAATCTGGTCGCTGTTGGGTTAGCCGAAGTAGAAAAACCAGAAGTGCTTGAAGAAGCTCGTATGGTTCTAGCATTAGTTGCTCCAGCATTCCAAGTAAATGTTTTACCATCAAAAATAGTTGCAACCAACACCTCACCAAAATTCTCTAAACTCCAATTACCTGGGTCTAGAACTACGTTACTAGTTGCTCTGGCTGTGCCCCAAGTAGATGCACCCCAAGTAGAAGTTCCCCATCCATATCCCGTAGTTTGGGTTGTAGGTCCTATGATTACATAGGGGTTAACAGTAACGGCTCCAGCTGCTGTCATGCCCGAACCACCTTCGTTTCTTGAAGCTTGTACAGTAAATTTATCTACGTCTGGAACAGTTAATATTTCATAAACTTGTTGTAATTCTGCAGGGGTATAGTCTGAAGCACCTGTTACCGTAACGGCAGAAAGAGTTACATATCGCCCTACAGCTAAACCATGTGATCCCTTATTTATAGTTACAACATTAGAACCACTAACTGTAGTTAAAGTTCCTCCAGTGATAGCAGTATCTAAAGGTGTGATGTCGTAAAAATCATTACCATAATATAAAAATAAACCTTGTGATGTTCCAATGGCTGCATACTTTTCACCTGCTAAAGATGAAAAGGCCAATTGTGCTCTTGCTGCACCAGGTAAAGTTTTAGAAGCAGCAGTAAGTTGCTCCCACCCTCCTATTTTTTCAGGCGCAGTATATCTAAACCTAACAAAATCTCCATCTACCCATTGTCCAGGAAGTGCTGAAGGCACACTTTGTTTGTTAAAACCGGGTGCAAATTTTACTTTTTTTAAGGCCATAATCGTGTTATATATTAGTTTTATAGAGAATGAAAGTATCAATATAATGGACCATTTGGAAGCAATTGTCGAATTGAAGAACGTAATTCATCCAGAATTTATAGAAAGAATTATAAAACTAACAGACAAAAAAGCTAAAGACAATTTAACAACTGTGGGAGGAGTAGATAAAAAAGTTAGAAATGTTAAGGGCTATCATTTAAACTGTGATACTCCAACCAATACTTTTTACTGGGACTTTATAAAAAATGAAATTGAAAGATTATATGTTTTTTATAAAGGAAAATTTCCTAAAATGTTTAGCTCTAAAATAAATCAAATTGATCTTTTAAAATATTCACCTGGAGGTAAATACGATGTACATACCGATAATTTTACTATTACTCCAAGAACTCTAAGTATAATAATAAATTTAAATGACACTTATAAAGGAGGAGATTTAATATTTACCGATCAAAAAGAAAAAGAAATAAAAAGATTTAAATTATCAAAAGGGTCTATTGTATTTTTTCCAAGTAATTTTTTGTACGCTCATGGGATACAACCAATTACACAAGGAACAAGATATAGTATAGTGGCATGGCTACAATAAACTACAGTATTATAAAAAACTTTTTTTCAAAAAAAGAACTAGATCTTTTACAAAGATATTGTCGTAAGAGAATTAATAATTCAAAAAGTTATCAAATATTTAGTGATTCGTTTTCACCTTGTTGGGAGGATGATGCGTTAATGAATTCATTTTTAGAAACAAAACTTTCTTTTGTTGAAAAAGAATCTAACTTAAAATTATTTCCAACATACTCTTATTGGAGATACTATGTATTTGGCGCTACTTTACCCACACATACGGATAGACCCGCGTGTGAAATTTCTATTACAGCTTGTATAAAAAAATACGATAACTGGCTTTTAACAATTGAAGATTCTTCTTTTGAAATAGAAGAAGGAGATGCTTTATTATATGCAGGGTGTATTCAAAAACATGGAAGACCTGGTGTGTATAAAGGCGAAGGAATGGCTCAAGTTTTTTTTCATTATGTAGATCAAAACGGACCCTTTACTCATCATCAATATGATAATTATAGGTTAGAAATGAAAAGAAAAGCTAGTGATAATGATTATAAAATTTTGGATAAATTAAAACAAGTATAATGGAGGACATTAAATGATTGAAAAAAAAGTTAGTATAAATAATTTTATAGGGGTTTATGATAATTACATTACTCAAGAAGATTGTAATAAAGCAATTAAACTTTTTGATGATGAAAATGAATTTAATAAAACTGTAAATAGAATAGGTGCTGAAAATGTAAGCATTCTTATGAAACAAGATCAACAACTTTTTTGT